CTTTCAGGAAAAAAGTGGGGAAAATGCGGGATTTAATATACTCTATAGGAAATATAAGAGAAACCGCAAGTTCCCACCTTTTTCCTAAAAGAAACTCCTAAAAGAAAACGCCCCATCCCCACCTTTTCTTTTTTGGTCCTGTCTATATAGAAAAATAGATTAAAAAATAAAAAATATTGTATCTCAATATAATATAATGAATTACAATATTGCAATTCCAACTTTAGGAAGATATACAATTATAACAACTAACACACTTAAGGTATTAGAAGATAATAATATTCCAAATGAACTTATTAACATATTTGTAGTAGAAGATGAATATGAATTATATAAAAATGTGATTGGTGATAAATATAAATTAATTATTGGAGTTCGTGGTATAGTTCAACAACGTAAATTTATAGAAAATTATTATCCAAAAGGACATAATATTTTATATCTTGATGATGATATAAAAGAAATTGATTTACAATTTTCTAAGATTAATAACTTAGATGAATTTATTAAATTTGCTTTTCAAGATTGTATAGATAATAAATCATTTATATGGAGTGTATATCCAGTATATAATCCTTTTTTTAGAAAATCAAGAGAATATAAAACAGATTGTTTAAATATGATGATAGGACCATTTTATGGAATTATTAATAGACCTAATGATCCTGAACTAACAATAAAATATTCAATGGAAGGAAATAAAGAAGATATTGAGCGTAGTATTTTATATTTTAAAAAAGATGGAAAAACAATTAGATATAATCAAATAGGATTCAAGACAAAATATTATGGTTCAGTTGGAGGACTTGGTACATTAAAAGATAGATTGCCAACTATTATTTCAAATGCAAAATTATTAGAAGAACATTATCCAAAATATGGAAAAATAAAAATACGAAAAAATGGAATCTATGAATTTATATTAAAAAAAATAAAAGCATTTGAAATTGATAATGAAGTAATAGTAGGAAATCCTATTGATAGTAATATATGTGAAAAATTATTATCAATGCTTAATAGTATTAAGTTTAGTACAATAAGAGGAAAAAGTAATAGACATAATTTTCCGATACATAAGGCAGCAATTTTTGGTTTAACCTGTAGAAGATTTACTAATAAAATAGGGTTATCATCATTTAGTCTAAAATATAAAGAAATATATGAAGAATTAAAAAATGTAGCGAAACAAATAAATCCTGATTTTGTATTTGATTGTATCCATATTAATCAAAACTTAGTATGTCCTAAGCATTTAGATGGGCGTAATGTAGGAAAAAGTATGTTAGTTTCTATTGGAGATTATAATGGTTGTAACTTAGTAGTTAATAATGTTGAATATAATACAAAATATCGTCCTATTTATTTTAATGGAGCATTATTAGAGCATTATAATACAGATAATTTAGAAGGAAATAAGTATAGTATCGTTTATTATAAATCACATTGGGTAGAAAATAAAGAATAGTCTATATAGAAATGTCTATATAGAAATAGGCATTAAATGAAAGTTAAGTTTGAAATGAATTTTCTATGTCAAAAATCAAATATTCATATTTATATTCGTTTTTTGATGAATTTCTTTCACGAGTTCCTTCAAAAAATGCATTTTTTTCATATGAATCAAACAGAAAACTCAAATTATTTGATTATTTAGATGAATATTTGTTTTTTTTGGTTTCAAAATTCATTTCAAACTTAACTTTCATTTAATGGTTATGTTTCTATATAGACTATTCTATATATACAATTCAATAATTCATTTATAAATTAAAAATTATTTTCTAATTGTAATATATTATGGAACATATCAAACAATATATTTCTGAAAAAAGACCAAATATTGCTACATCATCTATCAATACATATTCTTCTATTTTAAAAAACTTATATAAAAAGGTTTTTGAAAATAATGAATATGATTTAGCAAAATTTGATACAGAAGTTGATAAAGTATTAGAACATCTAAAAGATATTCCAAGTAATAGACGTAAGACTATATTAAGTGCTTTAGTTGTTATAACTAACAATAATAAATATAGAGATTTAATGCTTGATGATGTTAAAACATATAATAAAGAGATTGAAATGCAAACAAAAACAACTACACAAAAAGAATCTTGGGTTGAATGTGATACTATTCGTGATATTTATAATCAATTGAAAAATGATGCTGAATTATTATATAAAAAGAAAACACATACACCTACTGACTTACAACAAATTCAACAATATATTATTCTATCATTATTAGGAGGCATTTATATTCCACCAAGAAGAAGTAAAGACTATTGTGACTTTAAAATAAAAAATATTGATAAATCAAAAGATAATTACTTAGATAAGAATAAATTATATTTCAATTCATATAAGACTGCAAAAACTTATGGACAACAAACATTAGATATACCTATTCAATTAAAAAATATTTTGAATAAATGGATTAAGATTAATCCAACTGAATATTTATTATTTGATTCTAATCTTGGAAAACTAAGTAGTGTAAAATTAAATCAACGATTAAATAAAATATTTGATAAGAAGGTTGGCATAAATGGACTTAGAAAAACTTATTTAACTGATAAATATGCTAAAACTAGTGAAGAAATGAAAAAATTAGATAATGACATGAGAGCTATGGGTAGCAGTAGTGATATGGCAACTACTTATATTAAATTAAATTAACCATTGCCATAACTTAAAAATTGACATATTGATATGTCAATTTTTGAATTCCCTTTTTACTTTTGGAATAAAAAAAACATAGATAGATAGTACCGATTTTAAGGATTTTTCTATGTTTTGGTAAAAAAAATCGGTATTATGTTGGAAAAACCCCCAAAAAATCGGTATTATGTTGGAGAATTTATTTGGTCTATATAGATTTTTTCCTCACTTTTGAGGAGGTGCCCCTCACTTTTGAGGGAATGCCCCTCACTTTTGAGGGGGTGATGATAATATGCTTATAATTTAATCATTTTTCAAAATATTTTAAACTATTGTTATGGTAACCCCCTCATTTTTGAGGGGATGTCCCTCATTTTTGAGGAGGGACTGAGGAGGTGATGATATATGCTTACAAAATATAGAACAAACATTAAACATATTTTACATCAACACCTATTCTAACTCCATCATTATTATGATTATTATCAAATGGATTAAATCCACCATTATTATCATTTGTAATACTATTTACATCAGCAATTGTTGTAATTGTATTACGTAATTTTGGATCTTCTGCTTGAAAGAAATGTTTTAATATATATTCATTTTTTAAGAAGTTAGTTGATTTATTTAAATCTTCAAAATAATCTAAAAATTGTTCTGTATCAATATATACATCACCAGTTCTATGTGAAAAATTATTAATATAATGTAAATATGCACAACAATACCAACCACAAGCATTCGCCATTAAACTTTGAATATCTTTAGTATTAAATGGAACTTTTTGCTTTGTAAAATGCATAATTCTATCTTTAACTGATTCTGGCGGAGGCATTCCATAAGAATCAAAATAAATAGGTGCAATTGTTCCATTTGGATATTTAACAATTTGGAAACAAGTCCAATGAGAACCACTATTTAATATTCCTTCAGCATTATATTCATCTTCTAAATTAATAAAATAAGATTTGTTGTATTCTAATTTAATAGGCAATTCATCTTTAAAAACAATTCCATCTTTAGATGCTAAAGGTATTTTCATCTTTTCACATAATTCTCTAATTTGAACATCAGTTAAACTCATAATATATAATATAATAAGATATTATATTTTATTACTAAACTATTATTTAATATTTGGGAATTCTATATAGACAATTCTATATACACAACTTATAGAAATAAACCAGAACCACTACTATATTTTTGATACGCTGGAGGCAATGTTCTTTGAAATTGATAATTTTGTGCAAATGGTTGTGATGCTAATGCTTGAGGTGTTTTAACAATTCCACCACCTACACCAACAATACCAGCAGTTCTACTATGAGGTTTAACTAACATCATACCCCTTCCTTGAGGAGCAGCGTAAAGTCCTGAACCTGCTAATAATTTTTGGTAATCTGTCATTTCATTTAATTTACGTTCATCAATTGTTCTTGCAGTTAGTTCAGCACGTGCTTTATCACTTAATGCATTTACAAGTGATGCTTTATCTAATGCACCCATATTTGTTCCTAATTCAGCATTTAATCTACTTAATGCTTGGTTTTGCAATTCTCTTGTTGCTAAATCTTTAGCAAGTTTTGCCTTTGAACCACCAATATTAGATTGATATTTTGATGGATTTGCTAAATAATCACTACCTAATGCTGATAATGTTGCAACACCTGGAGCAATAAATGGTATTAATTCTGGTTGAGCAACACCTAACGCAGTTCCTGCAGAAGTTAATCCAGCAGTTAATCCTGCTTGAGCAAGAGGTAATAAAGTTTCAGCACTACTATATATTTGTTTTTTTGCCTTTTTTCCTAAAAGTTTTTCAACACCTTTATCAAAACGTTTTCCAAAAATTCCATTTCCTTGCATTTGTGCACTTGCTTCTTGATTTACAACAAGTTCTTGAGGTGATAATACCAATTCCATTCCTTTATTTCTACTAAATGTTTTTGTTAATAAACTATAATTTCTTGGATTAACTAACACACCAACACCATTTCCTTTTATATCTGGTTTCACTCTAACTTTATGACCATTTCTTAATTTAGATATTTGTTTTGGTGATATACTCATTTTAACTAACTTATGTTCAGTTTCCATTATATTATATAATAATATAAAAAATAATGGAAATAATGGAATTTCCTTAATTTACAAAAAAATAAATTTTCCCTAGGGGATTATTTAGATTCAGCATTAGTTGTTTAGATTCAGCATTAGTTGATTTCAATTTTTTTTAATTAGTTATTCAAAAACATAGAATTCTTTCTACTTCCTTCATAATCCACTTTATCTTCACACGCGCATTCCACTAAGTGCGTCTATTGAGAACCCACAGGAATATTCGATGAAGCACCACAAATCTACTGGAGAAGCAGATACATTTTGACCAATAATTTGAACTGATTTTGGCACACTTTCTTCAACTGGAAGCATTCTACTAACATCAACATAATAATAGCAATATTCCATTTCAAAAGAAAGTTGATCTAACAAACCAGAAGTTAAACCATCAACTTCACCACCATTCACTGCATTTTGACCATATAACTGATTAAGGAATTGTTCATATGAATAGCGTTGAGTATTATAAATCATATTTTGTCCACTTACAACAACATTGAAATTTGTTAGTAAGCATAAAGGAGAAGTACAACCAGTACCTGCAGGATCATAAGGTGATTGATATGCTGGTAATGCTGATGCTGCGGCACCAATAATGTTATTTGATGCTGCTGAATAGAATGGAAGAACTAAAACTGATTTAATACCAGCAATACCATTGGTTAATAAATTATTTACTTGACCAGTATTTGCAGGAACGTTAAGAACTTGATATTGATAAATATCTGTATATTTAACATTTTTAATTGGTGAAGAAAGGTATGCTTGTTCAAAGACTGGATTAAAACTATAAGCAGGAACATAAAGATAAATATTACGAGAAAGTTGTCCTTGTTGAACTCCAGCAGTTGAAGCAATAGTAGTATCTAAACAAGTTGCACCTACAGAGATATTTGCTCTATATGTATTTGCACCAAAAGAAGCAGCTGCACCCTGATTTGCCGCAGCAGAAGAAATCAAAATAGGACAAACTCCACCAACTGCATTAGTAACACTATTAAGCGTAAGATTTCCACCTGCTCCTGCAGAAGTAAAAGAAACTGTAGTATTATTAAGGTTTAGTGTCATTTTCATATATACTCCTTTCAATAAAGGTACATAATTGAAAAAAGAATGAATATGTTTTAATTGAACAAAACCCATAATAGAAATTTGAAATACACCTTGATTTACAGCATTAGTACCATTAATAGTATTTGAAATATATGATTTCCAAAGTAAATTACAAGCATTAGCAGTAAGTTGTCCAGCAAATGTTCCTGAACCACTTGAACCAGCAGGATTATAATTAATATATTGTTGTCTACTTACAAAACCTTTATTTCCATTTTGAGAATGATAAGCATTAAAAGCACCAGTAACTACTGTACCAAATGCTGTACTGCTTCTGTTAGTATTATTACAAACACCAAGACCATTAGTAGATACTGCATTCTGATATGACCATGATAAAGGATCATCAGGATAAAATCCCATTGATGCACCTTGAGTAATTACATCATTCCAGGATAAAGAAGTCATAAGTTTAAAAGAATTCCACATATTACAAAATGGAGTCTGTTGAATAACTGTAACCCCATTATAGTCTAGAGTAAAACTATGAATCATTTGACCAAACCAACTTTTTAATCCAATTGCATAATCAGCAGATGTAGCAGCAGTAGCAGGTGCAAAATTTCCAGCAGTTGCTAAAGCAGTACTACATAATGATAACAACATAGGAATTGCTAAATAACCTTCTCTATAAGACATATACTTATTTGAATTACTTAATTGAGAAGTATCAATAACACTTTGATTAGAGTTATAGTTACCATTTTGGTTATCTAAAATATTTATCCAATCTTTTTTAATAAATACACTAGGAGTTCCTTCAACTTCATTGGACAGATCAAAAACAAGTTTATCAGCACTCATTATAATATTAATTGAGATAAAAATATTATCCAAATTCACTTTATTTATAAATTTTTCAAAATGGTATATTTTCAAAAATTTTCCTAAATGTAAAATGTTTAACTATAATCTAAGTCAACAAATTCCTAAAGATTTGAAATTATAGATTAAATTTAATATTTTTGATTTTGTTAGTTTTTTGAGGTTTAACAGAAAGTGATAAACTTTCTAATTTTTTTGCTAAACCTGCTCCTGTTGGAACTCTTCCAGTAGTTGCAATATAATCATCAACACTATCATATGATGATGCTGAACCTGCTCCACCACGATTTAATAACACTGCACCAACACCAGTACCGTGCATTTTTCCTTTAATATATTTAGTTGTTGTTCTGTGAGATAAATTTGGAATATAAACTTTGTTAGTTCTTACCATTTATATATTATACATTTAAAAAAATTAAAAATTGTCTACTGATATTTTTTTTCTTAAGTTTATTAATTTGATAATATTTAAACAAATACTATTGATATAACTAATTTGTTTAGTTAAATCTTTTTCCTTAATGTCAGTAGTTCCTTGTTTCATATCATTCATTAGTTTAGTTTGTTCTTGTTGTAAATCTTCATAAAATTTAGTTAATTTTTGTTCAGTTATATCATTAGTAAAATGATTCATATAATAAAATGTAATATAAATTTTTTCTAAATGTTTATGCATCTTCGGGATTTCTATATAGACGATTTCTATATAGACTAAAATTAAATTCCAATCTCATTTTTATCTTTAATTGCTAATACAATTGTAATACTTGGGTCATTAATTGTAATTGCATTTAAATCAGTTCCCAAAATATTTAATCTTAATTCATTATATGTACCATTAATCAATTTAGTCCAAATATACTCTGGTGGTTTTTCATTAATTATTTCACCAATACCAACATTTGGTACCATAGTATAAATTATAGAAGTTGGTTGAGCATATGCATTATCAATATTTGTTATTGAAAATAATATTGAAGAATTTGGTTGTACATTTGGAGCAGTTGTCGAAATATATGATAAAGTACCATTTGCTAATTTACTTACATATGGACTTGCTGGAGGAACAAAAGCATTATTTAAGTTTTGGTTTGTAGCAAATCCAGCAGTATATCCAACAATAATATTAAAATTTGCAGGAATTGTAATAATTGGATTAAATGATTGTGGAGGAAATGGAACTGCAGCAGGATTAGTCCAACCAACTGGTAAAGCAGTTGGAAATAAAAATGTATTAATTTGTACTGCATATCTTGCAGGATTTACTATAAATTGAGCATAATATACATTTTCACCAGAAGCATTAACTAAATAATGCCCATTTTGAATAAATGTATATTGCAATAGAGCATTCAAAGTTGCTATTTCATATAAACCATCAGGAATTGTTATAGTATAAGTAGTTGCAACACCAGCACCATTTATCCAATTATAACTAAAAACATTATTTTGATATGTGCTCGTTATATTAAACCAAGAATAATACATTGAACCAGATGCAAAAGCAATATAACAATCTTTAAATGTAACTGAATTTGGAAATTTATATACTAGTTTATTGTTAGTTCCATCTTGAACAAGATTAGAATAATTTAATACTAAAGTCTTCATATATATATACTTTTAAAAAAAAATAGAATATATATTTATTATTTAACTTGCTTCATTGGAATAATAGGATTCTTAATATAATTTTTTTTACTTAACTTGTTAGTTAATCCAGTTCCAACTATTGGTTTATATGTTCCTAAACTAGATGGAACTTGAGAACCACCAAAGAAAAATTGAGGTTGAAAATCTGTTGATCGCATTTGAGGAATATTATTACTTAAATATGGATTAGAAACCTTTGGATTATAACCACCGGACATATATATATTAAATAAGATAATAATTTATTGAGAATGCTATTATTTGTTAGTCTATATAGAAAAAGTCTATATAGAAACCAACTAACACTATCATTCAACCTTAATAATCTCTAATAATATATCTCTTAGTTGTTGCTTTGGTATTAATTCTTTTTCACTCATTTGAACTAACACTCGTTTGAATTTCTTAAGTAATTCTTTACTATCATTTCCAGCAAGAATCTGACCACGCATTATCTCAAACTGATTTATCAACTGCTCATCTTGAGTTTTATGAGGACTTGGAACATTTAATTTATCTGCAAGATTAGACCTTTTAGAAACAAATGCAAGATATTCTCTCTCTTCATTATTTAATTGTTCATAATCATCAAATGATGGAATAGTCCCACCAGAAATTTTCTTAAATATAACTAACAACTTTGGACTAACTCTTTTAGTTTGAATATCTGGAATAAATGCTCCACAATTATGTTTAATCATAATAATACCATCATTTAGTTTACTTTTATTTATTAAATATCTACCAAATGGAACATAAGTTGATGATGGTAAAATTCCAGAATTTAAATCAATAGAAATACCTTTACCTTTCATCTTATGAGGTTTTAAAGAAACACCTTTACCACTTGAGCTTACTTTTACCTGCGGTTGATTCGTCCAAATTTTTAATACAGTATCATTATTATCTTTCAATGCTTTAACTAACTTATCTTTAGATAATCCAGTTACAGTATCAATTGTCTTTTTTCTAAATATAATTAATGTATCAAGTTCATTAATTTTATACATTGCTCTAACATAATCTTCTAAATTTATACCTGCATACTTACTACTCTTTTTCATTGTATCTAAATATTCAGGAGGAATATAAGTATAATTTGTTCCAGCGTAAGGAACTGTTATAAAACTAGCACTACTTGATGAACTTGATGACATTTCTAACGGTTCAGCAGTTGCAACTGGTAATTCTGATGATTTTATTTGATTTTTTAAAATTCTTATTTCTTCTTGAATATCACCACTATAGTTAGTTAGTTCTGCAATTCGTTTTAATATTGTTTCAGTTGTAACAACATCTCTTTTTTCTTGTGCTAAAGATAATTGATTAAGTAATATTACTAATTGTTGTTTAGTTGGTAACTCATTAACTATTCCATTTATTGATTCTAACATTTTTACTTTAAGTATAGAATTGTTACTTTGATTAATTGCATCAAATGTATCAGGCAAAATATCTAAAACATCTTGTATTTGATTTAAATTAACTGTTAGTTGCTTTCCTAATGCAGTATTTTGCAATCCAAGATTGTAAACTGCTCTTTGTATATTATCTATATCAGTTTTATCTGCCGTATTTCTTAAGATTAAATCTTGATTTGCTAAAATCTGTTGTCCAGTTTGTTGTTGTAATCCATACTCAACACCTTGTGTTTCTTGATATTTTTGCATATATCGTTGCAAATATTGATTAAAAATATCACTAGGAACTCCAAGTGAAAATTTTGGTTTTAAATCAGCTATAATAGTTGGTAATTGTTGTGCTAAAAATCTAATTTCATTTTCATCTAAATTTTCAGATACTCGTTGAGCATCATCACCGCTCATAATATTACTTAAATCACTTCGAATTTTAATACGTAAATTTAATAAATCTGCTAATTTCTCACTTGTAGTTCTCGTATCAGTTGGTTGCGTAGGTGCACCAGTTCTTTGAAATATTTTATTTGCTTGTAAGTTCTGGTCATTTATTTGTGCTTGTAACGCTAAAGTTGATAAATATTCATTTCTAAATTTTGCTATATCTAAAGCATTTCTATATGGTTGTCCACTCATTATATACTAACAAAATATAAAAAAAATAATAATTTTTTGGAAAATATATTTTTCGTCTATATAGAAACGTCTATATAGAAACGTCTATATAGAATCCCCTTTATTATATAAAACTGAATGATCCGGCAAATCAATATTAACACAAGGATAATTTGAAACATCAGCACCATTTGTAAATAAATTATCGCAAACAATACTATTAAATTCTTTATTTACTTCATCATCTGTAATCTCATTCCACATTTCTCTTATTTTACATAAGAATTTGTCTTTTTCTCTCTTATTAAAAAATGATGGATTTTGTAACGGATGTTTTCCCAAACGATCAAGCAAAATTACTTTCAATTTCATTGCCTTATCCTTAAACTGTTGTAATTCTTCTTCATTTTTTGCAAAAAATATAAAATCATTTAAATCACTGGTTGACATATATATTCTTAATATATAAAAAAATCTTAATATTTAATTTATTTATTTGTTAGTTCAATAAATATTTATCTCTATATAATTGTTCTAAATAAACTAACAACTCTGGATAATCACGATATCTATTTGGTTGATCTTTATAATAACCAGTTCTTGCTTTAATCTTTTCTTTCACTCGTTTTATTTGCATTCTTAATTGTCTTTCACTTTCATATACTCTATATGGATATTTATTAATTATAATATGATTCATATATTAACTATTAATTAAACTAACAAATAATATTTAAGTAGTTATAGAAAAATCATGTTATTGTTTTAAACGTTTTGCTAATTTATTAAGAACTTTATCAATTAATTTATCATAAGGATATTTTTCACAATTACATAAGTTTTTCAAAATATTTTGTTTTTCACAATCTCGACTTGCTTCATATTTTTTTTCATTTTTATCTTCATCATTAGTACAATCAATATATTGTTTATTATAAGCAGTTAATATTTCATTAATAGCGTGTTTATATATTTTATCATATATTTGTTTAATAAAATCATTTCCTTTATTCCATTCATTATTTTTTTTGAAATAAAATGATTTTGTTTGATAGTTTGAACAAACAAATGGTAATTCTTCATCATCCAATCTATTAATATTTTCTTCAATCGATTGATAAACAAAATCTGGTAGTTCCATTGATAATAATTTTGATACACTTAAGTATTTAAAATTTGTTATAAAATCTTCAAGATTTATAGAATCAGTACGTTTTATTAAATCCTTCTTATTTATTTTTTTTGATACTGGAGTTCTATTTTCAAGTAAAGATGTAAATTGTTCATTAGTTAAAATTATAGACATTATATATATTTAAAAGATAAATCTAAATATTTTTATCAGTAAATTTATTAAATAATTATTACATAAAAAATATTTCTAAATATATGAATATTATTGGAAATTCTATATAGACGATTGCTGAATTGCTGATTTTTCGACTAGATACTAAATAGAAACTAAAATTTTTTCCAAAGACCTTTTGGATTTTGTAAAAAATCGTTTATAAACGAAAGAATTTTCAGAATTTCCAAACACTTTTTAGAATTAGAAATAGTTTTTATTTAGTATCTAGTCGAAAAATCAGCAATTCAGCAATCGTCTATATAGAATTTCTTTATTTATTCTTTTTTTTGAATTCCAAACCAACATTTAATTGTTTTGTTATTAATTCTTTTATCTTTTTTAAAAATATTTTTCAAATTATTTTTATTACAATATAAATCAATAAACTTTCTAAATTTACACATTGATATATTTGCATCTTGTTTATTAATACATTGTTGAATATCATTACAAGCAATTATATCTTTTAAGTTGTTTGTTAAAATAAAATTATTCATAATAAAATTCATAACTAAATTTTCATTTACTATATCTTCATTTGCATTATTAGTTATGTTATTCATATAATCTAAATGATGTTTTGTAATAATATGATGATGTTTGTTATATAATAAATAATTTTTTCCACAGTTACAAGATATTATTTGCTTTCCCCATTTGATCATTGCTTTTTTTTTTAGTTCTTTTAATTTAATTGGACATGTTTCTAATTTATCATCAAACCATTTTAAAACAATATCTTTATTATTAATCACAAATGGAATATTAATATTATTAATTATATTCCAACAAAATAAAATAATTGGTTTGAACTGTAATTTTTTCTCATCTAAAATATGTTGAAATGTTTCCATTGCTGGAAATGCATTATTAAATCTAGCAATATATTCATTCATAGTTTTTTTAAAAATAGAACTAATTAAATTTTGAGATGAACATTCTTTAGTTTTAATAAATATATTAAAATGCTCTTTATATTCATTATATATTTCATTTTTATTAATATTAATATCATCATCTTTTATAGTTGTTTTAATTTTTAGTTCTAATTCATTAATAAAATCATCAATTGAATTATATTTAATATCTATTTCAGATGCAGTTATTGTATCAATTTCAATTAATCCAGTATGTTTATTTTTTGTTTTATAAGAAAAGATTTCCATTATATAGTATATAGATATATTCTTTAAATAATTTTGTAATATATATATGAATTATTTTGTTAGTCTATATAGAATGTTGCTAAATTGCCGATTTTTTCTACTAGATACTAAATAAAAACTATTTCTAATTTCAAAAAGTGTTTGGAAATTCTGAAAATTCTTTCGTTTATAAATGATTTTTTACAAAATCCAAAAGGTCTTTGGAAAAAATTTTAGTTTCTATTTAGTATCTAGTCGAAAAATCAGCAATTCAGCAACAGTCTATATAGAAATAACTAACAAAATTAATCAAAAAGAATGTTAAAGAATTCCTTCTGAATTTTTAACCAAGTATCTTTTCTTCGTTTATAGAGTTTTTGCATTTCACGAACCTTATCTAGATTCTTTTCACGATAATTATAAATATGGGTCTTATTTTTTTGATATTTACTAGACATTCTATATATACTATCTATATAGAATATCTTTAAGTTAATTAATTATTTCAATTTTTTTTAGAAATACTTTTTGTTAGTTTATTATATGGCAGGTTTTCATACTAAAACATTTATTAAGCACGATGATTATATGACCCCAAAATATGCTTGGGAAAATATTTCACATTTTATTCCGAAAGACAAATTAATTTGGGAAGCATTTTATGGAGATGGGAAAAGCGGTGAATATTTAACAGAATTAGGATTTAATGTTATTAATGAACCAGTTGATTTTTTTGAAAATAACTTAGGTGATATAATTGTTAGTAATCCTTTATTTAGCAAATCAAAAGAGATTATTAAAAGAATAGTAAAACTAGATAAACCATTTATACTTATTTTTCCTGTTTCAAAACTAAATACAAGTTATTTTAGAGATGCATTTAAAAATGACAGCAATTTACAGCTGATTATTCCAAGAAAAAGAATTCATTTTAATAAACTAATTAATGGGAAAATTCCATCAAATTGGAAGAATGCTTGTAATTTTGATTGTTTTTATTACTGCTGGAAAATGAATTTGCCTAATAATATAATATGGTTAGACTAGAATTTCTATATAGACTGTTCTATATAGACTATTCTATATAGACTAACAAAAAATAAAAAAAGGTTTTATTTATTTCGTTATAAATTACAGTTTGAGGAAACGGCGTAAGTGGATTGTCTAACATTTTCTAACTAATTCAGGATGAATTTTTAAATGAGTTTTTTGAACCCAGTTTTGGAAATCTTCTCCATCAGGAATACAATCATCAAGTGATTTATAAGAAATAGCATTAATAATCTCCCATACTTTATCTTTATCCCAGTCTCCGTCAGTTGGCATTTCAACGAATATATCCATAAATCCTTTACGGACGATTGCTGATAGTTCAATATATCCTTTGAGTGTTGCTGGTTTCATTTTACCTGAACTCATATCATATACATTACAATTATCTTTCCAAGTATAATACTTTACTCCTTGTTTAATATATTGGAGAAAGTGTGCCTCGTTTGCCTTGTATTGTTCGGTATTCATTCTTGATTAGTGATTATTTGATAGTTTAATACCTTTCTGTTCTAAAGATAAATCTATTTCAATTTTTTTTTTTATAAAACTTATTTGCTCTGTTCTATATAGACTAACAAAATAATTCATATTATTTTATAAAAGTTGTTTCAATAAATTTATACGAGTTGTTAGTTCGTTTATTGAACACAATAAAGAATTGCAATCCATACCAAAAGTTACAGTTAAATAGTGTAATTGAACTTATGGTAAAACCAAGTTGTTTAAGTTTTGCTAATCTCTTCGGGGTTAGTGAATTAAACAAATTCATATTCATAATAAACCCAATAGTTTGAAGATTTGTTAGTTTACTCATAAATAATTCAAGAAAATAATAACAACAGTTCTTATATTTTCTAGTCCCATCTTTATTTGGAATGCTATGCTTATAAGGTGGATTAGTATATATGCAAGTTACTTTAGAATTTTCAAAATCGTAATCAAAAATATCTCTTCCTTTAGTTATTTCGCACCAATCTTTGTTAGTACATTCAACTAAATCAAATAAAGAATTTTCACCTGCAAATGGTTCTAAAAAGATCTCATTATTATTATCAATTGGATTTAATTTCAACAACTCAACCCAAACTTCTTTTGGGGTTTGTATCTGTTCGTAAGTTAGTTGTTTAATCATTCTATATATATTTGAACTAACAAAAAGTTATTCAACTTAACTTAATGTTTCTTTTAAATACAATTAAAACAAACATTAACATTTTCTTATGCCTCGTCCACTTTTGCCACTTCTGCTTGATGAAGATTGTGTACCATTGCTATTAGTATGATCTGATGGTAATGAAAATGAACTAACAGAACCTCTAGATGATGGTTCAGACATCTGCATAGATGATGAATTATGTATAATATGTTCTCTAACTGGTAAATTTTGTAACATTTCCTCAATTGGAACAACACGATTTCTTGCGTGTCTACTAGAACACCCACCATTACCTGATATGATGGTATGCATCTTATAGGTATCACTCGCAAGTCTTAATGCTTCTTTGTAACTAACATTATGAGTTTTCTGATAGTGTCTGACGTATTCAATCCACTGATTTGGCATATATATATTTAATATGAATATTTTAATTTTACTAAATAATATATTAAATCAACTTAAAGATATCACTACATAGAATTATATAGGACAAAATGCCTAGAGATTTAATGGATTATAGCAGAACAATCATTTATAAGATTGTATGTAATGATTTATCAATTACTGAATGTTACGTTGGTCATACAACAAATTTTATTAAACGAAAAAATGCACATAAAACTAATTGCAATAATGAAAAAGGAAAATATTATAATTTAAATGTCTATCAATTTATAAGAGAAAATGGGAATTGGGAAAATTGGAATATGGTACAAATTGAGAAATTTAGTTGTGAAAATAGATTACAAGCGTGTGCAAAAGAACGCTACTGGATAGAAACCTTAAAAGCAAAACTAAATTCTAATATTCCAAATAGAACTAAAAGAGAATATAATATCCAATATTATGAAACTAATAAAGATAAATTATTAGAATATGGAATACAATATAGAGAAACTAATAAAGAACAAATAAATGAACGACATAAACAATATTATGAAACTAATAAAGACAAAAGATTAGAATATCAAAAACAATATAATGAAACTAATAAAGAACAAATAAATGAAAAGAGAAATAAAAAATTTAATTGCGAAATATGTGGCGGAAAATATACAAGAATGAATAAATCACACCATGAGAAAACAAATTTACATCAATTAGCATTAACACAATTAGAATCTAGTTCTGTTGAAGATAAAGATATTACAATTAGTATTTAAAAAAAAATTGAATTAAAAAAATTGAAATTAGTTTATTCCAAAATAGTAATAAGTAAAATATATAATATGGCAAATAATCCAAATACTAAAATCACTATGACTAATAAGGAAAAATGGTCCTTAGAGGCAAAGGCGAAGCAAGGTTGGAAATGCTACTTTATTGAACGAGAGTATATTTATGGATTACAAGAACAGAGAAATCATTTAAGAGAACAAGTTAATGAATTAAGAACTGGAAAAGAAATAGAGTATGAACACTTAAAACAAATGTTTTTAAATTTATATGACAAAGTAGGGGAACTATGCGATTGCCCTATTTGTTATAACACTATGACAAAAGAAATAACATCTATACCACTTTGTGGGCATCTTGTCTGTAAAAATTGTAGAGAAAGAATTAAAGAATGCCCTATTTGTCGTAAAAAATATTAAACAATTAGATTCTTCTTTTGAAGGAAATGAAGATGCTTAACCAAATCATGCTGATAAGGTAAATTAATAGGTCGCTTATGCTATTATCTAAACAGATACATTCAGTTATAGTAGTTGAATTTTCCATTATATTAAATAAGATAAAATCTTTTTATATTTTATTTTATTATTATCTTTTTTCTATATAGACTAATTATATTTTCAAGATATCAATAATTTCTTTAAAACCTTTCCTAAATTTGTCTTTAGGGTCTGCTTCCATATCAATCAATAATGGTTGTAACTTTTGACTAGTTGCGTATTCATATATTCTTACAAGTTCTTCTTTTGTTACTCCTAATCCAAATTCACTTAAAATAATATTAACTTCTCTTTGTCCACTTAATTTGAGAAGAACCATATAGCTACAGTTATTTCTAATAACCTTTGGAATTTTAAAATACGACTGACTGATAAATACAACAGAGACATTTAATTTTCTTGCTCTTATGTAATATTGTTCTACCATACTTAAGTCTTTGCTTAATACTAAATCATCCCAAATAACAAGATGATTATAATCCTTATCAAATTTATCTAATGCAGGTGTATTATTAATTCCTTCTTTTATAATAATTTGGTCAGACTTACTGGTTATCCATTTATATAATGGTTCATCCGCGTTACGAGTTATTATGGTTATTGTTTGAAATGTTCCCTTTTCACCACACGAGAATAGATGCAACAAATTGACTAAAAAATTAGTTTTACCACTTCCGCTAGGAGCGACAATGCACATTCTAAATGGTAATTTAATATGATGTAAATCATAATTTGGGTTCTCAACTTTATTTAAAAATTCTTTTGGGATATGTTCATACATGTTAATTATTTTTGATTCAACATTAATTTTTTTAGGAGGCATCTATATAAATTAAGCAAATATAAAAAAATTTGTTAAAATATAATTAAAATATTTATCTATATATATTATAAATGACATCATACCAACCACCAACAGATGATTTAGCAATATTTGATCCTACTGTATTTTTAACTGGAGATGAACCACTAACATATAATGTTGCATCTAAAAAGTTTTTAAAATATCCAAATGCGCAGGGAACTGAAAATTTGCAAGATATTAATGTAAATGGAACTGCTACTTTCAACTCAACTGTTGTATCAAATGTAGTACAACCAGCACCGACTGATAGTTCAACTAATGTACCAACAACTGCTTGGGTTCATTCAGTTGTTGATGTTGCAACTGATAATAGTAATTTAACTTATTATCCAACTTATGTAACTGCTACAGGAACACCAGCATTTAAAATTGATAATGTTACGTCACCATTTTCATATAATCCTTCAACTAATGAATTCATAGTTGGTAATAATTTAAGACTTGATGGAATTGGTTCAGCAAATCAAAGAGTTGCTATGGGACAAAATGCAGGTCTAACAAATCAAGGTGTAAATGCTATTGCAATAGGTTTAAACGCTGGTTCATCAAATCAAGTTCAACGTGCTATAGCAATAGGTTTAAACGCAGGAGTCACATCTCAAAATACAAGTGCTATTGCAATTGGTGGTAATGCAGGAAATTCAAATCAAAATCAGAACTCCATAGCAATAGGTATTAATGCTGGTCAAACATCACAAGCATTAAGTTGTGTTGCTATTGGTAATGCAGCAGGTGGATCAAATCAACAAAATCAAGGTGTTGCAATTGGTATTAATGCTGGACAATCAACGCAAGGTTCAAGTGCAGTTGCAATAGGTGCAACCGCTGGAACAACATCTCAAGGTGCAAATGCAGTTGCAATTGGTTCAAATGCAGGTAATTCTTCACAAGCAACTAATAATGTTGCTATTGGTGTAAATGCAGGACAAACATCACAAGCAACAGGTTGTGTAGCAATTGGTAATAGTGCAGGTAATGCAAATCAAGCAACATTAAGCGTAGCAATAGGACAAAATGCAGGTTTAACAACTCAATCAACCCAATCTATTGCTATTGGTAATAATGCAGGTAGAACAACACAAGGAACCCAATCTGTTGCAGTTGGACAACAAGCAGGAAATACAACACAAGGAAGTAATGCTGTTGCTGTTGGTTATCAAGCAGGATTAACATCACAAGGTAATTATGCAGTATCAATTGGAAGTAGTGCAGGAAATAATACACAAGGTGCAAATGCTGTTGCTGTTGGATATCAAGCAGGATTAACAACTCAAGGCATAAATGCGATTGCTATTGGTAGTAGTGCTGGAAATACATCACAAACAACAGGAGGTATTGCAATTGGTTTAAATGCAGGTAATAATACTCAAGGTCAAGATGCAATATCAATAGGATCGTCCGCTGGTCAAACAACACAAGGTAATGGTAGTGTTGCTATTGGCGGTGGTGCAGGAACAACGACACAAAGCACAAATTGTGTTGCTATTGGTGCAAATGCTGGAAACAATGCTCAATTATCAAATGCTGTAGGTATTGGCAATAGTGCTGGTCAAACATCACAAGGTTCTGCTGCAGTTGCTATTGGTAATCAAGCAGGAAATTTTCAACAAACAGGTGGAGCAATTGCTATAGGTAATAGTGCAGGTAATACTGGTCAAGGTGCTAATTGTATTGCAATTGGTAATCTAGCAGGTCAAACTAATCAAATTGGGAATTCAATAGTTTTAAATGCAACTGGTGTAGCGTTAAATACAGCAACAGCAAGTTTATATGTAGCACCTATTAGAGGAACAGCAACAGCAACACCAGTGTTAGTTTATAATACAGGAAATAATGAAATAACTTATAATACATCATCTATAAAATATAAAAAGAATGTTATAGATTTGCAACAAGATACAAGTAAAATTTGTAATATTAAAGCAAGAGAATATGATGCTAAAGAAGATAATAAACATTATATTGGATATATTGCTGAAGAATTAAATGAGGTTGATAGTCATTTTACTTGGAAAAATCCAGATGGAACACCAGAAGGTATTGATTGGTTTAATTTGTTAGTATATGCGATAGAAGAAATAAAAAAACTTAGAAGTGAGATTGATATGTTAAAGACTATATAGACAGTCTATATAGAATGTCCCAAGAGATAAGTAGTTGTTTATTCACAATGACCCATTGCTATAACTCAAAAATTGACATATTGATTTGTCAATTTTTGAATTCCCTTTTTACTTTTGGGATAAAAAAAACATAGATAGATAGTTCCAATTTTTAGGTTTTTTCTATGTTTTGGGGGAAAAAATCGGTATTATGTTGGAAAAAATCCAAAAAAATCGGTATTATGTTGGGAATATTTATTAGTCTATATAGAATTTTTTCCTCACTTTTGAGGGATGCCCCTCACTTTTGAGGAGGTGCCCCTCATTTTTGAGGGGATGCCCTCACTTTTGAGGTGGTGATGATAATATGCTCTCAATATAATTATTTTCCAAAATAGTTCAAAGCATTCTTATGGTTACCCCCTCACTTTTGAGGGGATGCCCCTCACTTTTGAGGAGGTACTGAGGAGGTGATGATATATGCTTACAATTTAATCATTTTTCAAAATATTTTAGACAGTCTATATAGAATTCACATATATTATTTAATAACTTTTTTGTTAGTATAATATAATAAGATGAGTTGGCAACCGATTGGAATTGATGGAGTCTTTTTTATTACCATATTTACTATTTTAACAGGATTTCTAGGACTATCTATACGATATTGTTTAAAATCAAAATGTGAACATTTTAGTATTTGTTATGGGTTATTAAAAATTGATAGAAGAGTTGATTTAGAAGTGCAAGAAGAGTTAAAACAAATAGAATTAGGAATAAATGAATCAAATGAAGAAAAAATATAATATTGAAGAAAATAATTTAAAGATATAATATTAATATTGAATAATGGAAAATCAAGAAAATGATTATCATAAAAAATATTATAAAAAATATTATCAGATTAATAAAGAAAAGCGTTTAGAATATCAAAAGGCATATGATACTCAACATAAAAAAGAGAAGAGAGAGTATTATCTTAAAAATAGAGAAAAGATATTAGCAAAACAAAAAGAAAAGTATAATGCGAATAAAATAAACTAACAAAATTGATATATAATATTTAGCAAAAATATTATCTATTTAAATATTAATAAATGTATGATATTTTACCATATACATACAAACAAGCAAAGAAATTAGAAGTTTCTGTATTCCCAAGTGATAATCCAAAATATAAAATAGAAGTATATGATAAGAATGGACTATTTATGTTTTATGGAGGCGATCCTAATTTCAGTGACTACCCGCATTATATTAAATCACACGGAAAAGAATATGCTGATAATCGTAGAAGATTATATTATATAAGACATAAAAAAGATATAGAAAATATCGGTAGTAGAGGATATATTATTGCAAAACTTTTATGGTAATAGTCTATATAGATTGTCTATACAAAAACTAATAATAATATTTTTATCTATTAATATTATATAAAATGGTTATTAAGAAATCTAATAAATGTAATAATATTCAATTTTCAATTGATGAAATTGAAGGAAAAGGAATTATACAAGATTTACAGAAAGGGTTTAAAAATATAACTAAACCAGTTAATAAAATTATTAATAAAGTTGAAGATTATGGAAAGGCAATAATATATGGAAGAAATGATTATCCGCCAAAGGTTCGTGATATATTAAGTAAATATGGTAATGAAGTTGTGCAGTCATTAACAATTATGAGAACACCAGTACCAAAAGTATTAACTGGTGCATTATCATTATTTTCATTTGGAAAATTTGGGAAACGATTAGAGAATAATTTTGATGAATTATTTCATTTATTTCTTGAAATAATAACTACAACTGGAAAACATTTATCAATTGAAAAAAATGAAGTAATTAATATGGATATAAATCCAGAAAAGAGAGATAAAACAGAAATGAAAAGTGTTAGTATTATTCCATCACAACTAACAATAAATCAAATGTTAGATAGAACAAAGGAATATATGGGTTCAAGATATTTTACCTATTCAGCAAGAGATAATAATTGTCAAGATTTTCTTGTTAGTATATTTAAAGCAAATAATATAGGAAATGAACAAGATATAAACTTTATTAAACAAGATACTAAGCAGTTATTTGAAAATTTACCATATTTAAGAAAAATAGCAAATACAGCAACAGATTTAGGTGCAAAAGTTAATATAATAACAACAGGTGCAGGTTTAGAAAATAAAAATTATGTAGTTCAATCAATAATATTTTATAGGGATAAATGGACTACTACTGAAGCAAAGAAATGGTTGAAAGAAAATGGATATAAAATACCTGGTGTAGATAAAAAAGAAAATACATTAAGATTTAGACAATTAGACCCTAATTTAGTAGAAAAAGATGGATTTACTGAATTTAGAACAATAGAATTAGGAGATAATAGTGGAATTTTATTAATTCTCGCTTATAAAAAAAATAAAATATCTAAGAATAATATAATGGGACGAAAACCAAAATCTAAAGAGTTAGTTAGTGAAGGTGAAGAAACACCAAAAGAATTAGGTGGAGTAATTTGTTCTGTATGTAAACATCATATTGAAGGTGGAAAAATAGATGTTGGAGGTGCATTTAAGAAACTTGGCAAAGATATTAAAAAAGGATTTACGAAAGAAATTATAAAACCAATTGAATCAAAAGTTATAAATCCGATTGAATCAAAAGTAATTGAACCAGCAGCATCTTATATTACAGCAAAGAAAGGTGGTTTAGCAACAGATTTGATTAAATATGGAATTCCAGCTGCATCATCAGCAGTATTAGGAGGATTAGCAACTGTAGCAACTGAAGGAAATCCAGTAGCAGGAGTAGCAGGAAGTGCGTTGGGTTCTAAGTTAGGAACAATTGCGGCAAGTGAATTACAAAAAGCAACTGGAACAGGAATGACTAAACGTAAGGGTCGTTTTGAGAAAGGAAGTCCAGAAGCAATTGCTTGGGGAAAAGCAATGAGAGAAAAAAAATTAAAAAAAAACTAATTGTCTATATAGAAAAGAACGGAGCATTCTATACTTACTTCTAAAAGAAATCAGAGGCGGGTCATTTAAATATAATTGCAAAAGAACTTAAAGCCAAAATAGTAAGAAACAGTAACAATAAATATGGTCGATTATAGTTTTGCAAAAATTTATAAGATTGTGGATAATACAACAGGTAACTACTATATTGGTTCTACTTGTGAACCTATATTAGCAAGAAGACTTGCTGGTCACATCAGTGGGCATAAGAGTTTTTTAAGCGGAAAAAGAAACAAATATTGTACTTCATTTGAAATATTGAAAAACAATGATTATGGTATCATTTTAATTGAGAAGTGTGAAAATATTTTTTCAAGAGATGAACTGAGAGCAAGAGAAAGGTTTTACATTGAAAGTTGTGAATGCGTTAACAAAAATTTGCCTGGAAGAACTAAGAAGGAGTATTATCAATCAACTATTGAAAAACATCAACAATACTACCAATCACACAAAGCAAAACTACAAGAACAGAGTCGAAATTACAGGAGAAAAGGCAACGGAAAAGTTAGCGATAGGAAATATTATCAAGAACACATTGAAAAACGTCAACAATATTACCAAGCAAACAGAGAAAAACTAAACGAGTATGCAAAACAATATAAACAAGACAATAAAGAAATACTACAAGAAAAAGCAAGTTCGCTAATTGAATGCTCAATTTGTAATTGCAAAATCACACGCCATCATAAAAGTGAACATAATAAAACAAGAAAACACTTGTTAGCAGTCCAAACCAAAACTGCTTCAGAAGATAAGGATAAAACAGTGTGTAAAGAATCGGTACT